TAGAGACCTACAGAATTAAACAACTCATCCTGTAAGTTTGTCGTTGCGGACATTGGTTCTCCACGTTCTTTTCCAGTCTCGTCAGTCATTGTTCTGCCGACATATTGTTTAAATTGGTCATTAGCCATCTTATCACTCCTATAATGTAGATTATAATAATGTTTTTCAAAGCCCATTTTTAATGTGAATAATGAAATCAGATAGATATAATATACTTGAATAGTAATCTATAACAATACTCCCTCACATTTTAGGTTGGTGTTAGGACATAGTGTTCTACATCTATATTTGAATTAAGGAGGTATTTTTATGGAGAACGTAAGCAATGTAATTAAGGATTTAAACTGGAAAGAAATCTTGGACGATGTTTTGAAATCCGATGAATTCAATCGGGTTGCAACTACTATTGTTAGAGAGGTCAAGCAGTTAGCAGCAGACTTGGTTGTTGGTGGTGTTAAAAAGAGTTGTGATACAGTACGAGAGAAGTGTAATTGTAAAGATATCAATATCGTATTGTATGATGATAAAGCATTGCCGGACAATGAAGTGTTGTTGATTGAAAATACTAGTGATAAGGCTATTGAAAAATAGTCGTACTTTGATTCTGTATACTATAATGGTGCTACATGTGCCATTATAGTATACATTTTATCACTATAATTATTTTTTGAGAAAACATAATTATAAAATCTTAATGAAAGGAGGAATGTTCGGTTGAATAGCAACATTGTTAACGAAGCTTTTGGCATTTCTTTTATCGACTTATTAAAATTTGCAAAGACTAGCTTTGACCAAGGCAAGAAGAGTGTTGGTGGTGCGGACGGTAACAGTTCATACTCATACAACTCTGCAGCAGAAGCTTCTTCTAAGCTAATTGCGGTCTTTCCAATACTTGCTAGTAAATCTGTGAGTTCCGATATAGCAACAAAACTTTCTAAATATATAGAATCCAGAGGCTGTATCATCATCCAATTGGTACTTGTTGCAAACAATATTGCAAACTCTAAAAGTGGTATCGAATACTTGAGAAGATTCCATCAGAACTTGGACATTGGTGGTAGTAGTTTAACCTCAATCATCCAGGCAATGGATGATTACATTGCCCAGAATGAATCCACTCTCAATGTAGAAGCTGTAAGAGATTATTTCAATACTCTAACAGAATCTATTTTAGATTTACCAACTTTGTACCAGACAAATAATGCAAGTGTTCCTAAGATTGAAGTTCAGAAGATCAGAAGAACGTTGGATGAAGCTGCAAAAGAATCTAATAAGCTTTCTTACGAATTCATCATCGGAGATGGTATTGTTAAAGAAGATAGTGATGTACCTTTAAATGGTGTTGACCCTGCGACAAGACCTGCCGTGGTCTTGACGTCTAATGATGTCAAGAAAGTAAACGGTGCAGATCCACTGATTCTTAATGTCAAATTCTACAACGATCAAGATGCTAAGAATGCAACAAACTTTATCATCGGAATCAAGAGTAAGATCTTCGGAGTTAACTCTGATGAGATTGTAAGAAGAATCTACAATGACAATAGTGATGGAAAGTTCTTCTTTAACTTTATGAGAGCATTCACTGGAGAGACTCGATTCTTTAGAGATTTGGTTTTCGGAATGTCAACTATTGAAGATGACGTTAACAGTATTCGCAAGAAGGGAGCTAAGGGAGATATCTGGAGAATGCTTCAGAACCGTGCCCAGATTGCAAAGAATGCTGTTAGGAAGAAAGAGACAAATATTGCAGCTGCAATAACTACTGTGGTTATTACACAAGCCGATGCTGACTACTTGTATAAGCAGTATAACATCGACATCAGTAATCCGGCAGTTGCTGCAAGATTCATGAAATCCTATAACTTGCTCGGATTCATTATTGCTGATGATAGTACTGAGAGTTTGAAGATCATGTTTGATGATGGAAGCAAGGCATTTGAAGAAATGTCCTATAACGCATTGGAAAAGAGTTCTGCTGATACTGCACTCAAGAAGGCGATAACTCTCATGTTGAAAAGATAAGGGATAAAGGATTTGTATTATGATTTCTGGAGCAGATTATATCGATATAATCGATAGGTCTTATGACTTATCAGATTCTAGAACTCGAAAAAAGTTGTTGTATTGTACTGAGGATTCTAAGGTAAACAACTTAGAGTATCTAGCAAATAAACTCTATGGGTTTATTAAACAAAAGGTCGATGAGATTGACTTTGGAACTATCCCAAAGTCAAAGGGAGATATTACCAAGATTGAAAACTACGATAATCTTATTGAGTGTATTGACACTATTAAGAAGATGGTAGTTGAATACAAACAACCTACTTATATTATTGATGAAGTGTCAACTGCTATCAATAATATCCAAAGTAGGAAGAGAATGTTTGAGAAATCATTTGGAATGAATATTGAATTTCCGGTTATGATTTATAACTCAACTGTTCTGTCTTGTGTATCTTCTGTGTCATTATTGATTACTTCTTGTATAATGTATGTAAAAGATGGACGTTCTACCACATACGAAGCTTCCTTTAACAAGGCGGCTTATGTTAAGTCTAAAGATCATGTTCTATATAAATACATTAAAGGTTTTAATGATATTTGTAAGAATGGTTCTTTTGACAAACTTGTTAACGAATGTAACAAGAACAATGTAAAAGCTACCAAGGAATCTGTTATACTTACTGTAGGAGCTACAGCATTTGTATTAGGACAGATTATATCGTTGCTATCTTCTGGAAGAGGATTATTTAGTAACGTTATATTTGGTTTACGTTCAATCGTTTACTACTTCTTTTATATGAGAACAAGTGTATCGGAATGGTTCTCTGTTCAGGCTGATTTCTTAGCTATCAATGCAGAGAATTTGAAATATCGTGAAGATAAAGAAAATTCTGATTCACATAGAAGTAAAGTGTATGATAATCAGATGAAGTGGGTTGAGCGGTTCCGCAAGATATCTAACTTCTTTGCATTAAAGGACACTAAATCAAGAAAAGCCGCATCGGATAATGAGAATGATGATAAGAAACATCAGGATGACGACGAGTCCGATGATGGTATTATTTTTTAAAACAAATTATCAAACTATAGGAGGATAATTAAATGAAATTAAGAGACTGGATGGGACGTGACATCACAACTCTAAGAGAAGATGCTGAGTTCGATGAGCCGGTTGCAACCGATGCATATGAACAAGAGGAAGAATTCTCAAAGGATGATGCTGAAGTAGATGATGATACTGTTACAGAAGATGCTGAAGAGTTAGAGGATGAAGAAGTAGAGCCGGAAGACGATGAGGATGCTTTTGATAAGGAATTCATGAAGGATGATACCGATGAAGAGCCGGTTGAGTTAACTTCCGAGTCTGTTAACTGGAGCAAGATTTTTAAGTAATCTTCCGAGGTGAATCATGGACAATAAGTATGGTGCGATTACAGAGCAAGGAGATCTTGGTTTAGGATTTACCGTATTATCCGAACAAGATCAAGAGGTTCTTGAGAACAAAAAGCAATCCTCTAACGATAAAGAGGAAATCGAAAATAAATAGGAGAAAGAATAATGGCTATTGTAAAGCATAATATGGGAACAGACTTTTCTGGAGTATCCGTTGTAGAGGCTTCTTATATTGTAAACGCTTACATTGAAGAGTCTTTCAATGACCTTCAGATTAAGTGTCTTATGGTAGATAACAGATCTCTTCAGGAGTCTGGTGTAAGATATTTCACAGAAGAGAATGAGGCTGGTCAGAAGAAGCTTAGCGAGAAGATTAAGGGAATCTTCGAAGCTGTTTGGAAGGGAATTGTTGGTATCTTTACTAAGATTAAGACATTCTTCAGCGACTTAATTACAAATTTCAGAGTTAAGGCTGCAGATCCTAAGAATAAGGATGCTGTGAAGAATGCTTCCGATGATGCTGTAAAAGAAATCGTAAAGAATAAGGTTTCCGTATACTACAACTTAACAAAGTATGAAGATGCTCTTAGAGATCTTGTAGATATTGTCGGTAATGGCGATGATTTTGATGGCGTATATGGTTTAGTTCCAGATGAGATTAAGACCGCTGAGGTTACCGGAGACAAGTTACCATCCGTAATTACAAAGGATGTTCTTTTTAAATCAGCGTTCGGTGGATTCAGAGATGAGTTCAAAGACGTTAACACCAAGTTCAAGAATGTTGAGAAGGCTTTCAAGAAGATTGAGGATAAGTCCGATACAGCTACCAAGAGTGTTCATTACGATGATACAAATCAAGTTATGCTGTTTAGATCCGTTAAGGCATCTCTTAAGGCTATTAACGCATACTCTGCTGGATACTCTAAGATGATCATCCACAATGCTAAGATGCTGGTTAAGGTTGTTAACGCAATTGTTAAGGATGCAAATAAGAAGGATAAGACTCAGGCTAAGCAGGAATCTGCATCTTTAGATTTCGTTTTCTAAATTTATTATTCAAAACAAACACCCTAAAGGAGATTCTCCTTTAGGGTGTTTTTAGAAAGGATTTAATATGGGAGTTGTTAGATATAATAAACCTATATATTTATCGGCATTATCTCTTACAGAGTTTTCATACATCCTTAATTCGTATATTGAAGAATCCTTTTCAGATTTACAAGTAAGATGTCTTCGTGTAGATAGACATTCTCTTCAGGAATCCGGAATGAGATACTTCACCGAAGAGAATGAAGCGGGAAAGAAGAAACTCGGTGCGAGGGTTAAAGAGATCTTTGAAAATGTTTGGAAGGGTATCGTTGGTATCTTTACCAAGATTAGAGACTTCTTTAAAGATATGATAGATAAGGTGAAAGAGTTCTTCTTAAAAATACAAAGTAAAATCTTTGGAAAAAAGAAAGAAGAGCCCAAACCAGCAGAGAAGAAAGAAGAACCAAAAGCTGCAGAAAAGAAAGAGGATGTGAAGAAGAGATCATTTACCCCCGAAAAAATAAACAATGCTCAGGATGAGAATGGTGTACAGCAAATTCACCAAAAAGAATTGATACAATATATGAAAAATCTTGATGATAAAGTGTTTAGGGATAGTATAGATAAAAATGTAACTAAATACTATGATACGGAACCGCTTATTACACATATAGAATACTCAGCAGATGCAATGGGGTCTATTTATGATCATAATATTGATAATGCTTCAAGATTAATAGATCTTATACAAAAATTTCTAAACAATCCATTTATAGAGTTAAATGTGAGCCGTATAAACAAAGAAATAGTATTAAATTGTGCATTTGGTAGTTTTAGCGATACTTGTAAATCCGCAGATAGTTTATTCAAATCTTTGAAAAAAGGCGTTGAACTGATGTCCAATAGTGATAATGAGTTATTGCAGCAATCACTGCCTCTAGCTAAAAATCTTCTTAAACTTGCAACAACACTCTCAACGAAGTATTCATCCGCTTTAATACATAACAGCAAGGAGCTTATGAAAGTTGTCCACTATATCTATAACAACTATGATAGGGATGGTGATTTTATTAAAGAATCTGCTAATTGGAATTTGGTTTTCTAAACGGAATATTGAGAAAGGAAAAAATAATATGTCTATTATAAGATATAACAGTTTCACAAGTTCTAATCTTCCTAATATATCATTATCAGAAGTATCTTATATGCTGGAATCTTACATAGAGGAGTCTTTTTCTGATCTTCAGATTAAGTGCCTTATGGTGGATAGAAGATCTATTCAAGAATCTGGTGTAAGATACTTCACTGAAGAGAATGAAGCAGGAAATAAGAAGCTTAGCGAGAAGATCAAAGGTATCTTCAAAGCGGTTTGGGATGGTATTGTTGGAATCTTTAACAAGATTAAGAAATTCTTCAGTGATCTGATTACAAATTTCAAAGTTAAGGCAGCAGATCCTAAGAATAAGGAGATCGTAAAGAATGCTACTGATGACGATATCAATAAGATCGTAAAAGATAAGGTTTCCGTATATTATGATCTATATAAATATGAAATTGGTCGTAATAAGCTGAGTGAAAGACCATCTAATGATGGGTATGATTATTACTCTTTTGATACAGACTTTGCTAAGCTTGAAGGAGACAATATCCATATCACAAAGGACGATTTGCTCAATTCCGCATTTGGAGGGTTCAGGACACAGTATAAAAGTATACAGAATAAGTTCAAAGATGTGGAGAAGAAATTTAAGGATATTAAGGATAAGACGGAATCTGCTACGTTGAATGTCGTATCGAAAGACGGGAGTGTCACTGCCTTAGAATTTAAGACTGTTAAGGAAGCCCTTAACGCAATTACTGCATATTCTGCCGGATTTTCTAAGATTATCATCCATAACGCCAAGATGTTAGTTAAAGTTGTAGATGAACTTATAAAGAAGTCTAAGAAGACTCACGCTGCCAATGAATCTGTATCTTGGGATTCAGTTTTCTAAGTGGATTATAAGAAAGGAAAATATTATGAGTATTAAAAAGATATCAAATTACAACACAGGAATTGATTTAACAGCAGTATCTATTTCCGAGGCAACTTATATGTTGAATTCGTTTATAGAGGAATCTATAAACGATCTTCAGATAAAGTGTCTTCTTGCGGATAAAAGATCTCTTAATGAATCTGGTGTAAGATACTTCACAGAAGAGAATGATGCTGGTAAGCAGAAACTCGGTGATAAGATTAAGCAGATCATTAAGACTGTATGGGATGTAATCGTTGGAATCTTTAAGAAGATTAGAGACTTCTTTAAAGATATGATAGAGAAGGTGAAAGAATTCTTCTCTAAAATACAACAGAAATTCTTCGGAAAAAAAGAAGATAAGAAAGAAGAACCAAAAACTGCAGAGAAAAAGGAAGAAACTAAGCCGGAGGAAAAGAAAGAAGAACCAAAAGCTACAGAGAAACCGGCTGAAAAGAAAGACGAGTCAAAATCTGTAGATAAGAAAGAAGAAACTAAGCCGGAGGAAAAGAAAGAAGAACCAAAAGCTACAGAGAAACCTGCTGAAAAGAAGGAAGAATCCAAACCCGAAGATAAGAAGGAAGAGGCAAAGCCTGAAGCCAAACCTGCTGAGAAGAAAGAACCAAAATTCAATACTGGACACATATATAGCGTTAAGGGTGATGATGGTATATATCATATTAAGCAAAAAGATTTAATAGGATATATGAGATACATTGACGATAAAGCGTTCAGGGAAAGTATTGATAAAAACGTAACTAGATACTTTGATACAGAAGAATTTTACAAATATTCTAGTAGATTGGCAAACGCTGCTGAAGATTTTGTCGACGATACCAAATACGCTTTAAATGTAAAAAGACAAGTATCCGAATTTTTAAAAAATCCAATACCTACATTGGATAAACGTAAGATTACACGTGGATTAGTATTAGATTGTGCATTTGGAAACTTTAGTATATATTATAAGGAAGCCGATAAGGGCTTTAAATATGCAGAAAAAGAATTTGACAATTTGTATAAAGCGGTCGAAAAAATAGGAACCGATCAAATGTCTAATGTTAAAGATTTCCTTAAGCTCACGACAGAATGTTCAAAGAGATACTCTACCGCAATGATCCATAACTCTAAGGAACTTGTGAAAGTTGTTCAGTATATTTATAAGAATTACGATCTGGAAGGAGTTTCTGTTAAGGAGTCTGTTGATTGGAGTTCTATATTGTAATTTACACATTATTCTTTGGAGAACGGTATATATACCGTTCTCCATTAGTTTTGAAACTTGTATATAATATATTACATTGAAAGGATATTGGATGAAGAATATAAAAATAATCTTTGCTTCTGAAAAAGAAAAACAGAAGTATCAAAGAAAATATAAATGTCCATATTGTGATTATAAGAATATAAGAACAAAACTAGTATCACATATTCAATCTAAGCATGCCGATCTTATACCGGAAGGAATGACCGCATTACAAATTGTATTTAATGTGGTCAATAATAAGAAAGAGAATCATGGAGATTGTATTATTTGCAAAGAACCTACGCCTTGGAATGAGTCTAAAGGTAGATATGATAGACTCTGTGGTAGAGAGTATTGTAAAGAGAAATATAAGGAAATGGTTCGTAAGAGAAACAAAGATAAATATGGAACAGAAGATCCTAATAACGACGAACGTTATAAAGAAGATATTCAAAACAAAGCACTATCAAGAAGAAAGATTTCTGGAAAATATACTTTCAAAGATGGTGGTGTAATATCTTACGTTGGGTCTTATGAGAAAAATCTATTAGAGTTTCTTGATACTGTTATGAATGTACAATCTGTAGATCTACAAGCTCCTGGACCTTCTCTCAAGTATCAATACAAGGGAGGAGAGCATCTTTACATCTCAGATTTTTATTATGTTCCATACAACCTAATTATCGAGGTTAAAGATGGAGGAAAGAATCCAAACACCAATCCGGAAGTTATGAAGCAGAAACAAGAAAGACAAACTGCAAAAGAAGAAGCTGTTTATAAGAATACTTCTTACAACTATATCAGATTGACCGATAATGACTTTGGTCAATTAATGTCTGCTATGGCTGTTTTAAAATATAACATGGATGATGAAAGATATTTCAAAGTGAACGAGATGTATGAAGTTTACAATGCAAAGATCATTAAAGAAACATCCGTGTTTGGAATAGATCCAAAGATCATAGAAGACGTAGAAAAAGAAATCAATACATATCTACAACCAACAACACCGGAAATGGAGTTGTTAGACAGACAACTATTTGACATAGAGGGGGTATTATCTAATGGAAGACATGTATAATATATTACCAGAGCATGTACGAAATCTTGATATACTAGAAGCTTGGAAACATAAGTTCCTTTCTATGGAATATAGAATGCAACTTGCTTCGGATGATATGTCTCTTTACAAATTTGGTAAAACAAATATGGAGAGATATCATGAAATGAAATCAGATTTCATTTTTAAAAACTTCAACGATTTCATGAGTAAGGAAACTGATTTTGAAAACGATTCTAACGATGAACAAGATGATGTTCCTTTGGAAGAGGTTGATTCTTCTTATATCGAATCTGTAATACAGAAGTCTGGATTACCAAACATATTGCCAAATGAGGACAACATTCTTTCTCTCAAAGAAGATGTAAATGGTAAATATGGTATCGTTTATGTGGTTCTCTTCTCAAACGATTCTGTCGTTTCTAAATTGATTAGAATGTGGACAAAATCAGACTTCTCTCATTGTGCTATTGGGTTGGATAAAAAGTTAGAAAATATCTATTCTTTTGCAAAAGATAGAGAAGATACTACCAAGAATCGTGTAGGATTTGTTAGAGATAATATCAAAAACTATCCGAATCTAAATATCAAAGTATATGCTATTGCTATACCCTTTAAGTATATATACAGACTGAAAAAAGTATTCAATGAGTATATAGAGCATAAGATGGAAACATCTTACAACACTTTAGCTATCTTATCAATAGTGATCAATAAACAACTTAAAAAGCTTAACCAGCAAATTGATAAGTATAGCATGATATGTTCTCAGTTTGTATATACCGCTCTTAGTATGTGTAATATTCAATTGGGGATAAACAAAGTATCATATCAAGTATCTCCGAAAGATATTGATATGACTCTTGATGTAAAGAAGAATGTTATAGATTCTACAGAATGCAGAATTTCTGATTACGACTATAAGAAATTCTATAGATCCGTAAAAGGTAATATTCATTCTAAAGATATTATTCTTGATGAGAGTGATTTATCCGTAGTAATGACTGAGGAATTTTCTTCTGAAGAACTTCCTGTAGACAATACGGAGATACAGAAGTCTTATATTGTTCCTGTAGAGATTGATAACGATATTCTTTTGAAACTTCAAGACTTAGAAAATTCTGGATTGATTGTTATGCTTGCCGATCTTCAGAATTACAAAAATCCTGAAGATTACACTTCTGACGATATTGATATTTTGAATAGAAAATATGATAGATTTAATAGTATGGATATAACTGCAAAAGGGTTATCTAATACATCTGTACAATCTGTTCTAAATATTGATAACATGAATCTGTATAAGAATATATTGATGAACTATTGTCGAAAGACTATCGTTTAGAGAAAACACTCTAATAAAGCATAACGCTAATAACTATAAGGAGAGAATATGGCTACTAAACAGATAGATATATCAAAATACTCTGTTGGAGAGTTTTCATATATATTGAATTCTTACATCGAAGAATCATTTACCGATGTCAAGATTCAATATATGATGATGGAACGTAATAACATTGTAGATGGTCCTTTCAGCCTATTTAATGAAGCTGATAATAATGCTGCAAAGAATGGAATTCTAGAAAAGATTAAGACGATTGTTAGAAATGTACTAAATGCTATTGCTAGTATATTCGAAAAGATCGGCGATGCCATCAGAAATATAATAAGCAAAATTAGCAGTCTTCGGGTTAGACGTCTTAATGACCGGTATAAGAAGTTTATCAATGAGGTTGATGATAAAACTTTTTCTAAAATCGTTGAGGATAATGTTACTGAGTGGGGAGATGCTAGATTTTTTCAGGCATATATAAAAAGCGTAATAGAAGATGTTCCGGAAGAATTTCGCAGAATGAAAGCTTCTATTTATAATATTAGAAAAACCGTTGAGAACTATGATGCTATCGCAAAACGCTATTATAGTACTGATAAGAGCAAAATATCATCTATGGTAAAAAAGGAAGATATGATAGATATAATGTTTTCTGAAGGTAGAAAAACTTTTATCGAGTTGGAAAACGAAGAAAAAACGATAGATAGATATGTAAAAAATACAGAAGACTTCATAATGGTTTCTATTGATGATGATTTTACTCAAGAAGATGCCAATGCTGCTATAGAATGTCTTAAACTAGTAGCAAAGTTATCAGTCTCTGCATCAAAAACCATCCAGTATTTTATGATATCCAACTCTAAACAACTTGTGAAAGTCGCACATGCTCTTGAGCGAGAATTCAACAGTCGGAACAAACTAAAAACTTAAAATAGTAAGGAGAATATTATGGGAAAAAGTAAGTTATTGGAATATATTTCATCTTTAGATAAACTTAAATCTACAGGATCTGTTACATCGGCTGATATAAAGAGTGCTGAGAAAGAACTTGGTTTAAAGTTTGCCGGAGATTATGCAGAATATGTGAAAGAGTTCGGCTCTATTATCGCAGATGGTATCGAATTGACCGGAATCTGTAAAGCTAAATCAAGACATGTTGTTAATGCTACAACATCTGAATGGAATCTTAATAATAATATTCCACATGAGATGTATGTTGTTGAGAAGCTCGGCACAGAAGGAATCGTTATTCTTCAGGATACCAGCGGAGCTATTTATGAAGCTTCCCCCAATAAGAAGCCAAAAAGAATATATAGTAACTTATTAGACTATATAAAGTCTAATACAGAAAATAAGAAAGGTAAGAAGAATATGAAGAAAGTAAATGAATCCGATTTTTTTGGAGATAATATTTTTAGATCTCTCATAGAGAGCGAAGTGGAAGAAACAGAGAATGCTGCACGGGAATCTGAAGATGCTTTTGATTCTGTATTTGCAATGTCTGAAGAAGAGATTGACTTTGATCGAATCATAAAGACCATTGATCAGGATCTTGAAGATACTATCGTAAATCAGATGGCTGATCCTGCAGAAGTAAAGATGGTTGTAAAGCCGGATGATGTAACTGGTCAGAATGAATGCTATATTACCGTAGAAGAGTTTGCAAATTTCTGTAAGTTTAGCGGTTTATCTGTTAGAGAAGCCGCCGCTCGTCTTTGTGAAGAAGCTGGAGAAGAAGATGCTGAGCCAGAGAATCTTAATGTTATGGTAACCGGTAGTATTGAAGATTCTCCAAGTAATGAATTCGTTAAGCATGTTATTGATAACGGAATCAATGTGTGCAAATGCGAAGACGACTCCGATGAGCTTGTTCAGGAAGGTTCTTGGTCAGATTCTATGGGTCCGGAGCAGGTAGAGAAGTGGTACAACGATCTTGTTAAAGATGCGAAGAACGATAAATCTACAACAAAAGAAGAAGTGAAAGCTAAGATTGCCGTACTGAAGGCTTGTGAAAAAAAAATGCGAAAGAATATTGAGGCTTTTGATTTGCGTAAGGGTGGTCATGCCAATCCTGGAACTGTTAAGGATTATGTGGAGTTCACTCTTAAGGATCTTGTTCCACTTAAAGGTCTTTACAACTTACTTAAGTATGAGAGAGCTCCATTTGCACAATCTGTTGTTCGTACATTAGGAGATCTAATTGCTATATATAATGATGGAGCAACCTTACACTCACTCAAAGGACTTAAGCCATTAGAAATGTTGGGTCGATTTGTAGATAATGCTTTTAATCACCACATCAAAGTTACTATGGCAAAGATAGGATTTTCTATGACTTACTATAGTAGATTCTTACAAAACCAGGTAAGTGCAGTGTGTGAAGCAATCGATTATCTTGAGGATAAGCTGGAGAAGATGGATAAGTAAATCTGTTGTTGAAAGGATAAATAAATGAATAAAGTGGCTTTTAATGAAAATATGTTGTCCAACACCAATGTATTCAAATCATTGGTAGAAGATGCTAGTGAAGGTGGAGATGTATTTGATACAGTGTTTACCGATATTGGTGATGAATCATTTGCTCAAACTATCGGGGACGTTGATCATACCGTAGCCGATGCTGTAAAAGATCAGATGCAGGATGCTTCAGATATTAAGGTTGTATTAACAGGTAAGAACGAGTGTTATATTACCATAGAAGAGTTTGCCAACTTCTGTAAGTATTCTAAGCTTTCTCCCGTAGAAGCTATCCAGCGTATCTGCGAAGAAGTTTCTGATGATGAAACTACCGTTACGGATTCTAACGTTAACGTTGTTATCACTTCCGGATTCGATAAGTGCTTTGACAATGAATTTGTTAAGCATCTTGTAACCAACGGTATCAATGTGTGTCAATCAAAAAAAAAATGATGAAACTGAAGCTGTTCAGGAAGGATCTTGGTCAAACTCTACGGATATCGATAAAGAGAAAAAATGGTATAAGGCATTTTTAGCCAGAGTATCGAAGAATAATTCCGAGTCTGATGAAGAAGTAAAAGCAAGAATAGCTGCTTTGAAAACGTGTGTAGCCAGAATGGAAAAATGCTTAGAAGACTTCAAGCAATATAAAAAGGGTAAAGGTCCTCTTAAGGGAGATTCTCTTAAGGACCATACCGAATTCTCATTCAAATATATTATACCGACTAGTGTTTTCTACAGATTGGCAAAATATCCAAAGGTCGGAATTGGAGAACTTGTCTTGAAACTCGGTAATCTGGCAACACTAATTCTTGGTACTGCAGGAATGGCGGCGTTATCCGACTACTTTAAGATCAATTTCAAAGTAAACCCAGTAATACCGGTAGTCGTTGGAACAAACATCTATGGAATAGAGCGTGATTATGAAAACATGCTTACTACACAGATTGCAGAAACTAATAAGGCTATAGAGTATTTGGAGTCTACACTTAAAAAGAAAGACTAATTCATCATATACCGTAGTGATTCGTCACTACGGTATATATTTTAACTTCAGATACTATAATATAAAATCTTTAAAGGAGTCTTTATATGGAAATAGAGAAGTCGAAAAAAGATTATGGAATTGTAGACCATCTTTTAACCACTAATGAATTTAAAAGACCTATTGTTCTACAAAATGCAACTGCTGTTGGATCTATACTGTTAAAATTACTTTTAATGGATCCTGGTACAAATCCTCTTTATCCTAAGATGGGTGTTGGACTAGGGCATAAGTATAGATTCATATCATCTGAGGATATTAATATCATAAGACAAGATATAGAGAATCAAATGAATGCATATCTCCCACCGGAGATAGCATCTACAGCATCTGTAATTTTGAAGATTGGTGATAGAAAATTCTTAAAGGTTATTATCGTAATTGATGGTCAATCATATTCATATGATACAGAGAATTCTTCAACCCCTGTTGAATTCTCGGATTAAATAATAAAACACATTTGGAGGAGCTATGAGTAACGATACTATTTCAATGGATCAGTTGAACGTTGATAATGTTTCTATCGATCTAACAAACAATGCAGCACCGTCTGTAACCACTACAGTTATCGACCTGACAAACATGCAGGATCAAGGAAGTATGGAAGAGCAACAGCCAATTCCACTGAACCAACCTATTAGGAGAAAGCCTACTGCTAGAAAGTCCATTGATGAACTACAGGTTATGTCTGTAGAGGATCTTGATGCTATGGTTCCTAAGAAGGAAGAAGCGGGTCCTAAAGGTGGAGTTGAAAAGATGAAAGAAGATGCTATGTCTGCATTAGAGAAAGCCATTAAGAGAAAGACTGATGAATATGTAGACTTTGCGGAAGCTGCTATCAGAGACGACAAACTCAACAGAGAGTATATCCGTGAGGGATTGGAGGAAGCACCGGTATCTGAACTGAAGTATCAAGTTCAAGATCTTCCCGGTAGTGTTACAAAAGATCCTAATGCTCCAGAAGTCGTTGAGACTAAAGAAGAGAAAGAGAACGATGATATCGAAAGAGAGCTGGAGCTTGCTGATATCGAGTCGGATGTTGAAGTAGAAGAAGCTACTCCTAGAGTTAAAGAAGTGGTTAATGCTACCGATGCTTTGGGATTAGATGATGAAGATGATGACTTTTCTTTAGAAGATTTAACTATCAAGCCTAAGACTGTATCTGTAGCAGTTAATCCAGAACCGGAGGAAGATCTTCCTATTGTAGAGGATGATGATGAATTCCTTGATGACGTTCTTGAAGAAGATGAAAAGTCTGATAAGGAGAAACGTCTTAAAGAAGCTGAAGCATACGTTGAAGAGAATAATGCGGAAGAAAGCGTAGCTGATGTTTCTAAGGGAATGAAAGTATCTGCAAAGATTGATATTCCGGATTCTGATACATCTACCGGAAAAGCTTCTACTGTTACAAGCAGTGACTTTGATATCAGTGATGATGATATCGATAGCGATATTGATGGTGAGCCTACTGTAGAATCTGAAGATGAACTTACCGATGAGCAGATTGAAGCTATTTCTAAGAAAGCTTTCAAAGAACTTCGTTCCGAGATCATCAAGAAGGTTGTAAATGCTTCTCGTAAGATGGATCTTACAACGTTATCAATTTCCAACAAGGTAGTTAACGTTAGAGACGCTCTTAAGGCTATCAAGACATCTACAGATACAACAGTTCGTACTGCTGTATATCCTATGATGTATGCTAATAGAAACTTTATGGCATCTTCCTTAAAGGGTCCGGATGTTGCAATGCTTGTTGAGGCGGATGATGCAAGAATAGAAAACAATCCAAACATTCTCCTTACTAGAGAACAGGCTAGAGTATTGTATGATCACGATGCTAACCCATTTAAGCCGGCTACTGTTGAATCTTGGGCTAAGACTATCCCATATGGTGATGTAGAGTCTATCTTTGCAGCTATCTATTTAGCATCTCTGAAAAATGCAAACTACATTCCTCGTCAGTGTCCGAATACAAGATGTCAGCATTCTTTCCTGACAGACACTTTAAATATCGATTCTATTATCGACTTCCCGAGTGAAGAAGTAAAGAAGAAGTTCAATGAGATTAGGAATAGCGAACTTACAAAGGAAGCTTCTGAAACTTATGAATCTTCTGTAAGTGTTATCAATGACAGATTTGCTATCGGTTTGAAAGCTCCTTCTATCTTCACCATTCTTTACGAGTATACAGCTCTCGATAATACATTTGCATCCAAGTATAGCACCATGCTTTATATCATGCAGTATATTGATTATCTGTATTACATCGATGAGGAATCCGGACAGCTTTCCAGAATCGCATGGAAGCAGTATCCTGGAGATTATGGTAAGACTTTCAAGTCTAAGATTGCTACCTATGCAAAGATTCTTAAAGAGTTTGATGAAGCAGACTTTACATTTATCCTTGCACTGGTAAGATCTATGGAGACAAAGAATACAGAATCTACTGTTCGGTATTACATCCCGGAGACAAAGTGTTCCAAGTGTGGAACTACCATCGAGAAAGAGGAGGTTTCTCCCAGACAGTTGGTTTTTACACGGCAGCGATTGGTAGCTTTAGCGACTACACCAGTCGAAAAATAGTACTGGCTAGACATTTCAAAAATGTAGCAGATATAGTGGCAATGGATCAATTGCCACTATATGAACTGCAGTTGTTATATTATCAATATTGGTTGGAGAAGATGGCTGAGAAGGAAGCTGAAGCTAAGATGTCCGATAATGATAAAGCGGCTAAAGGGATGGCTACATTGATGGAAGAGTCGCTAAGTTAATTGGAGAAGAATATAATGGATAGAATTCAATACATCAGCAAAACTATTAGTGGTTTGAATTTATCTGAATCCGAAGCTACACAATCGTTTGACGCAGATATGGCTGCGTATGA